TTATAATCACTTGTTAAATAAGTTTTTTCTCTATTGAGGATAAAACTTCCATTCCTTCGTCTGTTTTAAACCACGCAGCCATAGCTGAATAAGGGTTTTCATCAAAAGGAACTTTCATTAGCTTTTTATTATTAGTTGCCCATTTAAACACTTTGTTTTTAGTATCATATAAAACAATTCTTTGTTCTACCGACTTAATTGCTACATTTCTTAAATGTATATTGTCATCTTCAACTAATGCTAAAAACTGCTTAGGCGCGTGTTTAGCAAACAATAATAAATCTCTTTTTAATTCTTTAGTACTCATTGAAGAAACTTCAGAACCAATTTCTACTCTTAGAATTGCTTCCGATGCGTCTACATCTAATTCAGCTGCAGTATTTAGAGCTAAAATTTCTAATTCTAAATTAACTAATTTATCTTCTGCTACAGCAACTTTATCGTGTTCTGCAAATATTAAACTTCTATGTGGATGATGGAGTAAAAATTCTTGCAAATTCCTTTTCTCTTTAGGAACAAATAAATGTCCTTTTTCAAACACTATATGAGCTAAAGTAGAACTACCTTTTTGTTCATCTACAAAAATACTTTTTTGATTAGTAGCATATCTTAACTCTCTTTCATAACCTTTACTTTCATCAAACCAAACTAGCGGATATCTACGTGAATGCCTACTAGGTAAAGTATATGTTAAAGGTGATTTGTTTTCCATAAGAAAGTAGTTTCTATCTTTGTATTCCCAAGTCTCAACTTGAGTTTCTTCTTCTAAATAATCTTCCATAATATAATATAATATAATATAATAATTAATAAAGACCCCGCCGAAACGGGGTCTTAGTTTTTAACAATTACGTAATAGTTGGGTAAATATTATCACCTGTACTACCTTGAAATTGTGGAGCAGAAATAGCTGGACCAGCAGCGCCATTAGCAGCGCCAATAACTGGTTTCCAAGCATCATATATTTCCAACTCAGTTGGTATTGTAGCAGGACCAGTAGCTGTGTAAGTAATAGTTTTGGTTGTTGAACCAAAAGCTATTGCTATAGCACCAGCAGCGCTCATCTCTACAAACGTTACATCCCCACCATAAATATGTGGAGATGAATTTTCCACTTCTGGCGTACCACCAGCTGCGATTTTTATTTCAATTAATCCCATAGTTTCTAAATTTTAAAATGTTAATAACTAATTAAGCTCCTTTGAATAACACGAAGTTATTAGCAGCTTGAGTTACTAAACATCTTTCAGATAAGAAACTAATAGTCATAGCATCTAAAGTGTCAGTGTATGCACCGCCTACAGAACCAGTAATCCATGATTTCATTCTTCGATCTTCTGTTTCAGAAGCTCTATATCTTACGTGTAAGAAAGGTCTTCTAATGTTAGATCCAAGCATTTGATCATATACTGTTGAAGTTCCCGCAGGTACTAAAACACCATCGATTTCTTTAGATAATCCTCGAGTAGAAGCATCATTAAGATATTTCCAGTCAGTTTTGTAGAAGTCATAAGAACCTCTTCTAAAACCAGAGAAACCAAAGTTAAGTGCCATTTCACCGTCATTCTCAAATAAACCATATGAAGCGGCTTGAGTAGAAGCATAAGATCCATTCATAGCAGCAACCATATCGTCAAAGTCAAGAGCTGTAGCTCTAGATAAGAATAACATGTTTTCTTCAATAGCACCCTGTTTGTCTAGGTTTTTAAGGATTTCATCAAAATCACCTAATGCACCAGAACCTGGAGCTGCTGCTCCTGCGAATCCAGAGTATACATTACCTCTTGCCTCAATAGCGGCGAATAAACCTTCAGTACCATTGATAGTTTGGGTAGTAGAACCAGGGAACATAGCTCCCGCGTTAGTGTTCAATTCACCTTCAACCATAGCCATTTCCAAATAATCCTCAAATCTTAATCTAGTTTCAGATTCAGACTTTAAGTACCATAAGTATCCTGACTCACCAGCTTCAGTAGCTACTTCAACCCAACCGATCTGAGCAGTGTCAGAACCATTGATTGTGAAGTTGTCTTTAATGATAATTGGTGAATTAGAATATTGAGTAAAGTTAGGTTCAATAGAACCTGCCATACCTACAGTAAAGTTCGATAGTTAAATCATCGTTAGTTAAAGCACCACCACTATCCGCTAGTGCTGTTACTAAACCTTTAGCTGTTACTAAACCAGTGGCATTGTCAGACATTAAAACTGTTTGTCCAACTCTAATAGCACCTGTTGTTACAGTGACTGTAGGAGAAGAAGCAGTTGTTAAGTTCAAACGTACTGTTACTGTTGAACCAGCAGCTGCTTGATAAGAAGCTTCTTGATAAGCAATATGTAATCTATTTTGTTCAGACCAAATTACTTGATCAGAAGTCATAGGCATTTCAGCTCCTACCATTCTTAAAAAAGAAGATATAGTTCTATTACCATATCTTTCTACCTCAGCTTCGTAAAGCTCTGGTAGATATTGTTGTGCAAAGTTCCCGCCTGCAGCACCATCAAAAGATAAATAATTATCTCTTAACGTCATACGGTTTTGTGCAGGAACTAAAGAGGCAGGAAAACTCCCACCAACTACAAAATTTCCCATTTTTTGTTAATTATATTTTAGGTTTATGTTTAATTTTCAACTTAGAACTATCAACTCCAGAAATAGCTTTTACTTTCAAACCGTTAATATAAACATCTCCACTTGGCGTAGGCCTAGCTTCAGATTTTACATTATTAGATTTAGCCGTTATATCTTTAATAGCATCAGCTTTACCTTGCTCGTAAAAATGCTCAGCAATAGTATCGACATTTCCAGCAGCATATATAGCTTTGTGATAGCCTACATGATCCTTAACATTGCCTTTATCATCTAGGAACTTCCTAAGAAAAGAGTTAAGATTAGACTGTTTCTCAGCTACAGATTCAGGATTTGTAACTCCATATCTAAATTTCTTACCTGACACGTTCATTTCAAAACCTTTGAAATCGTCAAAATAAGTTTTAGTTTTATTTACAAATTCCTCGTGTTGTTGCTTTACTACTTCTTGTTCTTTGTTGTATCTATTGAAAAAGTCCATTGCTTTTTGTTGATCTTGTGTAACGCCCGGTCTCATCTTGATCTCGTCGTAATACTTGTTTTTAAGATCTTCTAAAAACAATTTGCCTTTTGCAACTTCTTCTTTGGCTGCGAGTTTTTTCTTTTTAATCTCGCGCTCATCTGCTAAATCTTCATCCCATGCAAATTTATCTTCTAATAAAAAATTTATTTCATCTAAACTTAAATGAGGTTTTGTTTTAGCATAATATTCTTTTAATAAAGTAACATCGTCTACATTAGAGTAATCAGCATTTAATCTAACATAATCTTCAATGTTACCTCCTGTTGTTTTCATAAAGTCCACTAATTTTTCTACGTTTTCAGGTAGTTGTGGAGTTATAGGATAATCTTCTTCAATTTCTTCTTCAGTTGTAGTTTCCTCTACTTCTTCAGATATTTCTTCAATAAGATTGACTTGAGGCTGCTCTTCTTCTTGAGATGACTCTCGTACAACCTCGCCACTTCCGGTTTGTACTTCCTCAGTTAATTCTTCTGTTTTTGACTCTTGTATGGCATCTCCTTCTTTGTTTAATACAAGTTTATAAGTTTTATCATTATCTCTTTTTAATGACGGTTTTTTTACTTTAACTTTTAAACTTTCTTGTTCTTCTTTTAATGTTGACATAATATAATATAATAATTAATAATTACAACAATGGTGGAGGTGTACCCTCTTGTAAGTTAGGGCTTTCAAAATTCATTGGCATTCCACCTTGCTGTCTTTGGTTTATCATTTCACTCTGTTGAGTTGCTTGCATTTGAGTTCGTTTGTCTTTACGATCTTCAATAAACTGTTCTTTTTCTTTTTCTCTACCAAGCTTAGCATTAGCTAATTCCATATTGTAACCAAATTGTTGTTCAGCTAATTTCATTTTGTTTTGCAATTCCATTTGCATTCTTTGTATCTCAAAATCGCTTTTAGCTTTTTCAAATTGTATTTGACTTTCTGTAAGTACTTGTTGTTTTTGCATTTCAGCTTGTATAGACTCTTGAGCTTGTTGGCTATTGGCTTGAGCTTGCGCTTGTATATTTTGTTGTTGAGCTGCTTGATCTTGTTCTTGTTTAGCTTTTCTTCTTTGTTTTAAAACTTGATTCGCTAGTTTAATATTTTTTATTTCTCGTATATCTATAGCATCTTCTAAAAATATTTGACCAGACTGTAAAGCTATTTGTATGTTTTGTTCTAGCATAGCTTTTTCTTCATCATCGGGTTCAAGTTCTAAAAATATACCAAAGTCAAGCATACCATGGTTTTCTATTTCCTCTAATGTTTTAACATTGAAAACTGATATACTATTTTCTAATGTTTGTCTTGTTAAAGGAAACTCTAAACTATCTGTTATTCTTTTTGATACATTCTCACATAGTCGTAAAGTTAAATATAAACTAGATTGTAGTATGTGCCTCGTAGCTGTATTACTATTTGCAGCGGCTAGCTTTTGCAAACCTACTAAAGACTGCTTATCAGGAACAGATCCATCTCTAGCTTCGTTAAGACCGGTCACATCTCTAATCATTTGTAAATAATACTGATAAGTATTTATTAATGATTGTATTTTAGGCATTGCGTTAGAAGACTGTATTTCTTGTATAGGCATTTTACCATGATTCAGTTCACCATCTTGTGTCATTGATCTACCTACAATACTACCAGTTTGGAAATACATATTTAAAGCTTCCGCAGGGTTGTAATTAGTGCCATTACCTAAATCTACTTCTGCTAAACCATCTACATCTACATATATTCCATCAGGTACCATACGTGAAAGAACTTGTTGTAGTTTTAGGTGGGTTATTTGTATCATATCAGCAAAACCAGTTATTCTACCTACTAATGATTCAATTCTACCTTTGTACATACGCGG